TGGGGGAGAGGGCGTTCACGGGCGTATTCTCTGTCTTCACTCATAATGTATTTATATTAGCATCTGTACTAGGAACGATTTTTTTGAAAATTCCGGGAGCGGCCCTTATGCGATAAATACTTATTACTGACGGAGAAAAAAGATACATTATCGTTTTTAGGCTTTGGCGGGTGAGATGGCTACGCTTGTTTTTCGCCTCTTCGAAAATTGTTTCGAGAAAAAAATGCCAAAAAAGTGCCGATTTTTTGCCGATTTAGCGACTTCCAGGCACTTATTTTAGACTTGTTTAGACTTGTTTAGACTTATCAAACACTTATTGAGCACATGTGAGCACTTGTAGATACTTATTATATACTTGTTTAGTCAAACTATGTGCTCTACAAGACTTATTGATGTGCTACTAGAGGCCGCCTAAGTGCCTACTTCTAGGACAAGTTAGGCTTACCTAACTAGATATGTGTGCTTTAGGTCATTTTGATGCCGACTTTGATGCGGGGCCTTGATGCGGACATCAGCAACCCCCCCGAGTGGGCCCCAAGCAAGCCAATAAATATGCCATTAGTTTTAGGGCTGACCGCATCATCTTTCCGTGAGATGAGTGCTGAAGAACTAGGCCAAGAGTGAAGTTATTACATAAGGAACATCTGCTTACTGATGAGTGAGCCCCATCTTGGACATTATGAATAGAAAAATAGCCAACTTGGTGTAGAAGCACAATAATATTTTGGCCAAGCATCGGCGTATGAGCCGTGTATCCGTATATGTTTGGGGAATAGCCGTGTAGCCTTAGGACTTGACAACAATAGCCGTAAGCAGTAAGATTAGTAATAGGGATATCTATTACCTGACCGCAAGTCAAGTAGGACTTGACAAATAGGTATAGATGACTGATAATAGGTATATCAATACATAAAGACGAAAGGATTGATAACTTATGACATCTCAAAGTAAAACAACAGATGCCAACGAGCGACTAAACATAACTGCTCTAAGTCTAGAAGAACTAAGACGACCCGTACATCCAGTGATGCCTAATCAACTGTGGACTGAGACGGTACCTAACCTATGGCAAGGTGGAACTCTAGATAGATGGGCTGACCAAGAATGGTTTGACCAAGCGGCTACCAACGGCACTAAGATAACGCCAGAGCACTTTGATTCTGTATTCACTCTCTACGCAGATGCTGAACCTGTTGATTGGTTTGTCAAAGAAGTACGACTAGGTTTCTATGACAGTGATATGGGAGACTTCAACCCAGAGACTGAACTAGAAGATGTAGTCAAGATGGCTCACAAGGATTGGAAGTCTGGTAAGCGTGTGCTAATCAGATGCCAAGCAGGTCTCAATCGCAGTGGTATTGTGATGGCACTTGTGCTTATCCGTGAAGGCTACTCTCCTGAGGAAGCAATCACCGTAATGCGTGAGAAGCGTTCAGAAGCAGTCTTATGTAATAAACACTTTGTAGATTATCTACTTGGTCTCAACGAAGACAAGGTAGCACTCTGGAAGTGGAGAAACTAAGATACAAAAAGAACCCCCCTATCAATTGGCAGGGGGATTTCTTTTATCTCAATCGAAACAAACTACTTCTAGCATCTGGCATCCTACGACTAGCCATTGATTTGGCAGTTAGTTTGCCACCAACAAATCCAGCAGGTGGCTTAATCATAAGAGCCGTAAGAGCGTGGACTAAAGCATCTACTCTGTCTGGAGATTTACCTTCACCTGGAATCCAACTAAGCATCTGTGATTCAAGTTCGGCTAAGAACCCGATGTGATGTACACGACCCTGTTCATAACCAAGCACCACTGGCTCTGCTCTAAGTTGCTTACCGTACTTGCTGTGTACTTCTAATACTTTGATGTTGGGGTCAATAGCATTGATAGCATTACGAACTAAAGCACCACCTTGGTTTACTTCAGCAATAACTGGACATCCCCACTTACGAGCCATAGCGACTACTCGGTTAGCCCACACTTCAGGCGAGCCATGTACTGAAGCATCTTCAAGTACCCAAGCCTGACGCTTATACAAATCTCTCTCGCCAGTGGATGCGACTACAACAATCCCACATTCATCTCTAGGGTTCTCGGCAACGCTAGGGTCAACGCCAATACAACGAAGTGGTGTATTCAATGGCAAAGCATTTTGTCTATTGAGTTCAATCAACTCGTCTGTCCAAAGAGCACCTTCAACGCTGTCAAGCATCTCACCATAAAGTTCTTGTTGAGCAAGGCGAGTACCAGCGTACACTCCAGTAATAGCATCTAGATAAGCACCAGACAAATTACCTGAGTTGTCCATTGTAGAACCACGACTGATTACTACACGACCACCTTTTGCTTCTTCTATAAGTTTGTAGAGCAACGGCACACGCTTAGGCGTGGTGGTAATCATAATCTTTGGTTGCTGGCCAAGACGAGTACCCACTCGTAAGTTATCAAACGCAGTCATACCTGCTGCGTCAGGTGTTTGCCTCCAAGCAGCAACCTCATCCCCCCAAGCGTGAGTGAACTGAGGTCCACGCAAAGAGTCTGGCTCATCTGCTGTAAAGCAAGTAGCCGTATTGCCATTAGGCCAAGTCAGTCTTCGCTTTGATGGCTCATACAATGGTCTCTCGCTTGGAGGCGACACATTGATAATCCCAGACTCACCTTCAACAATTACATCTCGCACATCGGCAGCAGTACGAGCAACAAGAGCGAAACGCCTTTGACCCGTGTTAGTGTGCTTGGCTTGCTCTCTTACCCACTCGGCAGCACTCCTAGTCTTACCAGCACCACGGCCAGCAAGATACATCCAGATATTCCAATCACCTTCAGGTGCTTGTTGCTCAGGTCTCCCCCAAACTGACCAGTCCCAAAGCAAAGTCTCTGGGTCCATGCCAGCAAGTGCTAGAGCACGCTCGGCTTCTGGTAGTTCAGCCAACTGTTCCATAATAGATTTAGCCATACCATTATTATAATGCAAAGAAAAACTGGCAACCCAGGCTAAACGGCTTAGGTTATACCCTGTTCCTCAACATACACTCAAGGCCACGCACTGCTACATCGGCAGACAACATAACAAGAGCATCTATCTTTGCCTTGTTCATACCCCTAACAGGTGCTGGTAGTGTCTCGCCTGAGTCTCTGACTTCCATAAGGTCATTCAGTACTCTGGTTATTGATATCGCCATCGAAGCACACTTCTGCTCGGTGGTGAGGGTTTCCCACGGCAGTTGGCTGTGGTACTTGTCATACATTCTCTGTGTCACTTTATCTAAATTACTCATACACCTAATGTATCACAAATAAAGAAAAACCCACAACATTTGCTGTGGGTTTCTCTATTAGCGAATTCGGTTCTTGGACTTGATTGGTTTATATACTTTGCTCTCGCCCTTGTCTGATGTCTTATATCCGTAGCGAGCCAATCTAAATCTCAACGCTGAGTGAGTCACCCCTAGGCGAAGAGCCAATCGGTATAGCGTAACACCATCTTCATTGTGTAGTTTAGCGACTAGAGCACTGTACTCTTCTGCCTCTGCCCTAAACCGCATAGCATTAGAGCGAACCTGCTGTGCCATTGGCTGTAGTTCAAGCAAGCGAGCCAATGATTGTGGGTCAGGCTCAATGAACTCTCGCTTTTCTTTTACTTGGTGCTGTGGTGGCAGTGGCAATGTGAAGTCTGTCTTAGCAGATTCATCCATCGGTGTTATACATATCTGACGAATACGCTCTCTGGTTATCTCAACTGAGCGAGCGATACTACTCTGTGTCCATCCAACTAAGTTCAGTGAACGAATCAGGTTATCTCTATCGGCAGAGGTTAGAGAATCATCAAGCATCCGCTTTATGTTGGATGGCAAACTCTGGTTTGCCTTTTTGATTTTACTCATTGTGTCATTTTTCTTTCTGTTATTGAGACCCAAGTGGGTCAGTTGTTCCTAATAAAAGGTTATATCGGTAGACAAAACTAAGCAAGTAGTGTTTGCTACTGGTGGAATTGTTATTTCTTATCGCTTACAATAAAAAAATAGCAATTTAGGCTAAATTACTCTCGTAAGGACAAGATTGACAACGCAATTGCTGACAATCCAAGCCCCCCGATGAGTCCAAGGCTAGTTGGAGCGAAAATAGCGACTAAAACAGTCAAAATTATTGCTAAAACGGCAAAAACTGAAGCCCAAACGATATCTCTCACGATAATCCACCAATTCGGCATTACTTTTCCTCTTTTTCTTTAGTTTTAGGTGCTACTACACCCAAAAGTGGCTTAATTTCGTCTTCATCCTCGTTATCGAGGAACTCTGACCTGTTGTCGATAGCCCAAGATAGCCATGCGAGCAACGGGATGCCAACTATGACGACAACTATGCTCCAAAATTCAAACATTTACTACTCCTTGTCCTGGGTCACCCCTGTTTTTCGTGCAAATCACGATGCAGGAGGAGATTTACATCTCCCCGCATCGCAATCCTATCACTTACTCTGATTTTTGAGTTTGCTGATAGATATTCTCTACCACATTTGCCCATACTCTCGGTGTGTGAGTGAGTGGTTGGTATCCACCCGCACCACCAATCAGTACACGACCATCCGCATACTTGTTTGCTAGTTCTGCCACTACACCAGAAGCATAGTCGTAGCCAGCATAGGTGTACTTTAGGCCCCAACTCTCGCCTTCGTGTCCATCTGCCCCAGTTGCTAGCAGAATCACATCAGGCTTGTACTCGGCAACCTTCTTGGCAATCTCATCAATAGCCCACTTGAATGCCTCATCGCCTTGCCCTCGCTGTAAGCAATAGTTGTACCAGTGTTGCTCGTCATTCTGATAGACATAGTTCTCGGTAGTACCTGCTTCTCTAAGCCAAGTGTCCGAGTGAGTTGGATAGATTCCGTGTCCGTGGATACTGAAAGTTGGGATGTCAGTATCCGCAAGCAGATTCTGAACACCATCGCCCGCATTGACATCCCAGTCAATGTAAACAACCTTGAGCCCATTCTTCACAAACTCCTTGGCAGCCCAAGCAAAGTCATTGAAGACACAGAAGCCTTCACTCCAACCCTCTTGTGCGTGATGCTTAGCACCTTGAGGATTGAACCCCACCTGAGTTTCGCCAGCCAGCATCTTCTCCACTAGGCGTACTGTGCCAGAGAACATCTGAGCAGCGGTATGTCCCATCTCTGGTCTTTGCTGTGTCCAGTCAAAAGATATTCCATCATCGATTACCTGAGACACATAGACGGGGTCGTGGATAGATTCAATCTTGGCTCTGTCTCCATCTCTGAACTCGGGCTCAATGATTTCTACATTGTCCAAGCCAAGTTCTTCTAGAAGATGTCCAGTAGCAATCTTTGCCCGTATAGGCTTTGTAGGGTGATTTCCATCACCCGAACCTAGTTTCCAGTTCAGGTAGTCGTCGCTATATGCGACTGTTAGTTTCTTAGACATATTTTGTCCTTCCGTATTATTCATAACCCTATGTTATCATTTTGTGATAAATAAGTCAATAAAAAACCCCCTTAGCGACTGCTAGGGGGGCTTTTCTATCTAAGAGCATAAATTATGCCTCTGGCACCTCTAAAAGTTCTTCATCGGCAACTGAAGGCTCTGGCTTTACTGGATTGACTGCCTCAAACTTGTTGATTAGGTCCTCAGTCTCAACCATCCATCCAGAGAGCAGTAGTCTGTCTACACCAGAGTGAGTCTCTCCGTGTTGCTCGTCTAGTTTCTTCAGAGCATACTTGGTAATTGAGATAGCGAAGCCAATTTCTTCATCGGTAAATCCAATTAGTTTTTCTGACATTACTTTTTCCTTTCGGCTTTTAGTTGTTGGATTTTCCCAACTAGATAATCATAGGCATAACCTAGGACATTTGTCAAGTACTTCTTTTTGCGTGTTTTGCTGTGGAACTTAGTTGATTGCCACTGAGCCCAATGCCCAAGTCTGAACCCAACACCACTTATGAATTTTAGTAATCGGTACATTTGTCTTTTTGTCTTTCTTTGTTGATGTTAGGTCTATAGACCTATCACATATTCAGGTCCGTATAGGTCGTTGCCAAGCAACTTAGTCATTTCGGTATACACAATTTCATACAATGTAGCAGATTGGGCATCATAACTCTTCTCTTCTGCCATTTCCGCACGCTCAAAATACTCAAAAGCAAAGAACAAGTTCATCAATCGAGCAAGGTCGAATCCTTCTGATGATAGATAATCGTTTATAGATATATCCCCGTCTTTAGTCTGAGTAATAAAGTTATCGACTTCTTTTTTGATAAGAGAGTTCATCTCTTCGGCACTCATTTCGGTGAAGTCTTTTGGTGTAGGCACTGCCTTTTCTTCTGCCATCATAATCCTTTGCTGTAAGTATTCTAATTATAGCCCAAAACAAGATGCTTATCTCGTAGACCAATTCACATCTGGGTAATCACGCTTGTTCTTTTTTATCATAGCATCGGCTTTAGTCTGAATTAGAGCACGCTGTTCTTCAACTGATGTACCACGCTTGTGGGCCAAAGCAATCAAGATAGTCTCAATAGCATCTTTGCTACGCTCAATCTCTTTTGGCTCTCGGTGCATACTCTGAATACCAACTAGCATATTGACCGCAATCGACTGAGCAGTTCGCTCTGCCTTGACTTCAGTCTTGTATCTACTAAATGCGTATTCAAGCACCACTAACGGTGTGCCATCTGGATTCCAGATACCAGTCTTCTGACGCTTTGCTTCAATCTCGGCTTTACGAGCCTGACGAGCCAAACGAGCCTCAGTAACTTCTGGGTCCTCTAATCCGCTCTCACGAAGAAAGTAAGAAGACGGGGCGTGAGAGTAGCAAACAGTACAAGCCTTTTCACCAGCAAGGAACGCAATCTCTAGTTCATCACGACCAGACATATCGGTAAGCCAAACATACTGAGTTGTGTCAAAGCAAGTACCGCACTCACGACTCTTGTGAATGTGTCCATTACTATTCCGCACTAAAAACGCACGAGACCAGCCAGTGTAGAAACTTTCTAAGGTTCTAAGTTTCTCTACGAGTTCGGCAACCTCTTTATCGAGTTTGTCTCGCTCTATTTCTTTAGTCTCTGTATCTCTTGATAGCCAAGCGTGCTTTTTGTTGTAAGCAATACGCTCATTCAGTAGATAGATGCGACTACGCTTTGTGTCGATAGCCTTCATAACTTCTGCTATCTCGGTGTCAATAATTACTGGTGTTGTCATTAGGGTCTTTCTGTCGTTTGTGTTGCTATAAGGATACAGTCAATCGGTATTATTGTCAAGCATCTCTACTCTGAGATTACTTCCCACTTATCCTGAGATTCGTAGAGAGCCAAGGTTGAGCCATTGTCCCATTGGACTTCTAGTCTGTAGTCAATAAAACCAAGCCATTTGCTCTGCTTAGTTGATAGAACTTCTCCTTCGTCTCCAGCCTTTAGGTCGGTGTGAGGGTCGGTAGTTGATATAAGTCTGATACGCATTAGCCTCTACGACCTTTCCTCATACGGCGGAACTGAGCAGGTCTGTTCTGCCAAGCATCAACGATACCGACGGCACCACCAATTAGGAGAGCAATGCCACCCAAAATTCCAGCCACCTGAACGGCAGTTAGGTTGATTAGCCCAGCATCGATGCTAAACGCTAGCAATACAAGTAGAGCACCAACAGGGATGGAAATAAACATTGTTTTCATTTGGAACCTTTCGTCATATGTAATAACTATAAGTTATAGCAAAATATTCCCGTTGTCAAGCACATTTTACAAAAGAAAATCCCCGCCATCTCTGACGGGGAATCTCTTTAGGCGGTGGGTACCACCCTCACAAACCTTATCTGGCTTTTCTTGTAGGCAGTTAGGGGTTCGATAACAGTTGTCTTGCGTGCTTGGTTAGCGTGAACTATCTTGCCATCTCCAATATAAATAGCGGAGTGGTAGAAGTTGGTGCCACCCGCATACGCCATTACGACGATGTCGCCAACTTTAGGCTTAGATACTCTATTTCCAATATGCCCCTGCTTGTTAGCAGAGTGCGGTAGTTCTAAGCCAAATTGCTTGTAGGTCCATTTGACCATACCTGAGCAGTCCCAGCCATATGGACTGGAACCTGAGAACACATAAGAAGTTCTTCCTACACGAGTTTTCAGATACTTTATTAGTTTTTGCATCTTAACGGTGTTTCTTTTAGTTTTAGCCTCTTTGATTAGAGACTGTGCACTAAACGATTTACTTTTAGATACTTTTATTTCTTTTACGGCACTGCTAGGCGGTGCTGATACTTTTTGCATATCTGCTATTGATGCAGATGCAGTGCAACCAGCGAGAGTTAGAATTACGCTGACAGTTAGTACATACTTTTTCATTTAGCGACCTTACCTTTCATTTCTTTAGTACTGGGGTCGTTTATTGTCGAAGTGACACTTTATTCAGTTGTGAGATTTATTTTACCCCATAAATCGGTGTTTATGGATAAAAAGAGGCATTTTAGACACATACCTCAGGTGTTTGCTATTTATAGCGGGGTCTTATTGCCACTCACCAAGGGCTCGCATCAACTCGTTAGGAGTTACTTTGAGTTCTCGGCAAAGTGTTGCCATCATACCTGACGGCATCTGGCGTTGGCGATGAAAGTAGCGACTTAGGCTACTCTTTTGTAATCCAGTTGCGATAGCAAACTGGTTGAGTGATTTGTAGCCCATCTTGGTATATCTTGCGATAAACCAGTCCCAAGCAACGGTATTCATTTTTGTTTCTGTTTTTGTATTTGCTTTCATTTTATTCTCCATCTTTTAGCAAATCTTAAATCCACCACAGTTCTCAAGGAACTCGGCGAACTCTTTTATGTCATCTATGTCAAGTCCATAATTGGTTTCCCAATCGTCTGTCTTACCCTCACCAGAGCAAGCATTACAAAATCCGTGTGTGCGACCAGTCAGTGATGCCATCTCAGGGGACAGTTCTCTTGTCGGCATATCGTGGAACACACCAACTTCATCGGTGCGAATACCAGTACCAGCACAGGTGGTACATTCTGGTCTTTCCAACTTAGCCAGTTTGTGATTGCGTGCTGTGATGTAATCCTGAGCGGCACCACTTGCTATGTCGGCTTTCATTTGCTCAGCAAGTATTCTGCTCTTCTCTGCGTTCAGTCCATCTCCATCGTTGTCGTGACCATTTACATCGCCTACGATTTCAAAGGTATCTACACAGTAATCCCAGAGTGGTCTCCAGCCCCAAACATTACGGCGGAAGTATTCTCCAGTTTCGTTCTTCGGCTTAGTGCCATAAACATCCATACCCATTTTTATTCTCCAGTCCCACTGCACTTAGGCAAGTGTTGTTCGATTATTGCTTTGTCTCTTATCCTGTTGCACTTAGGGCAAGAGATTTCTTCTCCTGCTAAAACAATCGGCTCTACGGCAACTCTGTCGTGACCGCTCAAACCTTTTGACTCCCAGTAAAGTTCTCTGACATACTGTTTTTCGTCTTCGTAGTCTTCGTACATTTGTATCTGCCTTTCGTTGTCGAGTGGATACATAGATAATCTACACAACACATCTGACATTTGTCAAGCGTGTCGCAAAAGATTTTTTAAGATATTTTTGCTCCACCAGAGTTGCGTAAGAACTCGGCAAACTCCATCAGGTCAGTCAGTTCTAGATAGTAAGCACTATCGGAACTCTTTTTCTTCCCCCAACCAAAGCATCCATTGCACCAGCCTCTGGCTCTTCTAAGTTGCTGAGCGAGGCGGGGGTCAAGCACTAGGTCGGTCATACCTTTTTCCATGCCTACCTCATCTTTTCTGATGCCTGTTCCTGCACACAGGTCGCACTCCACTTCAGGGAGGCCAGCGATTTCCTTCATAAACTTATCGGCGTATGCTTCGGCCTTGCCAGATGCGATGTCGTCAAACAAAGCATCGGCAATTTTGTTGGCTTGGAGTTCTGTGAGTCGGTTTTTCTCAAACAACTTCTCAAACTTCTTGTGCTGTGCTGAGATGTAGCCCATCAACGGAGTCCAGCCCCACACATTTCTACCAAACTGCTCACCCACGGGGTGCTTCGGCTTCAGACCATGAACATTTGTGCCCATCTGAGTTCCTTTCGTCGTTTGTCTTCTGACTCAATAATAGGGTCTATTGTTTTTCCTTGTCAAGTTTGACTTTTGTCGTGTATCCCATCTTGTTCAGCACTTCTTCGGTATCCACATGGTAGATTTTCGCCAGAGTTTCGCCCCACTCAGCCTCTTCGCCAGTTGAGTCGTTGCAGATGAATACTGCTGTTTCCTGATAGTTCGGCGTAATAACGGAAGAAATCAGCACAAACTTGCTGTCGTAGTCCCCACCAGATAAGAAATAGATGAAGGAAATGCGTTCTTCGTCTGCATTTACGAGTTTTACGGGAGTTGCTTGATGAAATACTGACATGGGAATAACTTAGCAGACAGAGGAAGCAATAACGGCACACGGAAAAAGTGGATACCCAGGTGTTTCGGAATAGCATAAGAAAAAACCCATGCTCTTCAGCATGGGCTTCTCTTTTAGTTCAGGTTATTCGGCGATGCCAGTTGGATACTCTTCCAGCATTACTTCGGCATGGGCGATGGCTTCCTTTAGGTCAAAGAAAGGTTCTGAGAAAAACTCGGTGTCTTTCACAGACCAAACCTCAAACCAAGGATTCATACCAACTGAGAATAGTTCTTCACTCTTCCCAGCCCACTCTTCTAGTTCTTTATCGGTAGTGATGCCAAACTTCTCCAGAGCATCGGTGTATCTGATTATCTCTTGTGATTCATCGGCACTCTTGACGATGATTCGCATCTCGCCATTTCGCACTACGAAGAAAGGATTCTCTTTTACTGCCCAGACTTCTTCGTGTTCGTTCTCCCAGACATAAAACTCAGGGGCTAACTTATCGGTGTTGATTTCAGACATTATTCGTTCTCTCCTAATAGTCGGATTTGTTCTAGCACATCATCGGGGTCGGCTTCTCCTATCGCACCACACTCTTCGCAGTAGTTGCGAATTGGTATGTTCGGTAGATTCATTTGTAAAACCCAAGTGTGGTTCTCGCACTCAACTTCTTTATCAAAGTCCAGTAGCACTTCACTACACTCTTCGCACTCAATGGCGACATTAGTATCGGCATAGGTCACAACTACTACATCGTGTCCTATGTGTCGGCTCAGGTCGTTGTAATCGGTAGCACTCATTAGTTATCTCCTTCAGGTTCTAAGTCATACTTCTCCACGCAACTGATACACACAGGGTAATCAAATCGGTAGTCGTAAAACTCTTTAGTATCGGTAGTCGGTTGCTCTAGGCACTTCTCGCAATAAGGAAAATTACTCATTAGTCCCAGACCTCCAATACCTCAACATCGGTATTTACGAAACGGTGTTGTGATAAGTCAAACCCATCTTCTTCCTTGATGCGTTCTATCGCTAGGTCAATGATAAAGTCATTGTCGCTAGATGCTGTTGTAACGGTAGTTGTGTAACCAGTTGATGCTGTTGTTAGCGTTACGGTATAAGTTGCTGATGAAGCCACTTTATCTCCTTTGTCTTTTGTCTTTGTGATTACTCACATACTGATAATAACACATTAGTCCGACATTTTATTCCCATTTGGTAAAAAATGTTTTCGGTGTTTTTAGTTGCCAGACTTCTTTACTCTGACCATACGCCTGACTCTAAAGTTAGGGTCAAACGGAATTAGTTTCATCGCCATACCTGTCCAAACGAATTCGTATTCTTTACGAATAGCAAACTTGTCCAGTTCGGCGATTCTTTCGGCAGTTAGTTTAGTTCTCATCTGTTTCTCCATTTTCTCTAAGGAATTGCTCAAAGGCTTTATCAACTTCGGGGTCGTAAAGCCACTCCAAGAAACCCTTGATGTCGGGTGTATCGGTGTTCAGCCCAAACTGTGGGTTCAGGGGGTCTTTCTTATTTTCTTTATCCATTGGATTTCTACTTTCTGTATTCATACTCTATATAACCGAGATGCAGAGCAATTTATTCCCGTATCCGAAAAAAAAATCCAACCACGGGAGCATGGAAAAACCTGCCGCCCTCTAGAACGGCACGCACAGAAAAAATCCCCCCACCAGAGATGAGGGGACTTTTCGGTGTTGCTACTTCTTTTCGCTGAAGACGGCGATGACACAGCCGAAAGTTGCAGATAAGAACAGGACTAATCCAGCCCAGTAGAGAGTTTGGTCTTCACCAAAAACTATTGCGTGGCTGATTTGACCAGTTAGACGCATAGCGTTCCAAAAGCACCAGATACCGAGTAATCCAATAAGAATCTTCATTTTTATCTCCTTGTTAGTTGTTCCACTACACTTCTAGTTTATTGTAATGAACGGCATTGTCAAGCATTTCCGTATAACTTTTTGATAACGGAGTTTATGCCCTTACGCCCTTGATTTTAATTGGCTCGCACTTGTTTTTGCAGTTGGTGCATCTGTCTTGCTCGTCGTTGTAAAGCAAACGGCAACCAATACACTCCCACATTGTAAATAAGAACTCGTAGTTCATTTTGTTTCCTTTCGGTGTTGTATTTCTATTGTTGTCGGTAAAACTATTTTTGTCAAGTCACCAGGTATTCTGTTTTTCCGTGCACCATGATTGCCAAAAACCAAACCTCGCACTCTTCAGCACGAGGTCGGGGTTGGATTTGGATTTTAGATAAAGTCGGCGAACTTATCTTGATACCCAAAAAACACGGCACTCCCACAAACTAAACATTTTAGTTGGTTAGTCGCAGGTGTTTCGGTGTCGCAGGGTTGGCAGTAATACCAATCTAGTTCTCGGTGATTAGCGTTGATGTAGTCGTAAATAGCACTAGCACCACGCTTGTCGTAGAGTTTCTCGCAAACGGCGATTAGTTTTTCTTGGTTCATTATCGGTGTCCTTTCCATTGACATACCACTACTATACAACTTTACTTAGTCGGTGTCAATAGTTTTTTTCTAGATGCTTTTATTCTTTTCTTGACCCAGTAAGTTCCGTGTATCTTACACAGCACAGGTGATTTACACGGCACAAGCACCAGCGTTCCATTGTCTTCAGGTTCGGTGATTAGTCCCATAGCAAATAGTTCTGCTTGCTCGGCATCACCTTTCTTTTCTACAAACATTTCTTTCTCCAATCTTTCTTCCTACATAATGTAACCACATCTGCTTCCAATTTATTCCCCAATCGGCGTAAGTTTTTTGATGAGTCGGCGTAGAACTTGGAGGCAGAAACAGGCGGCCTTAAATTCCATGCACGATGGAAGCGGCTCAGCCTTCCTCGGCGTAAAACAAAACCCCCGAACATTTCTGTTCGAGGGTCTTGTTGAGATGAGTCGGTGTATTAGTCCTCTTCACCATTGATGAGTTGCTCCAAATCAAAGAGGGCTTCTTCTGCTGTTGTTGCTCCCTCTTGCCAATCGGTAAAGATTGCCTTGATTGCTGTTGCTTCTTTATCTGTTAGTTCCATAGTATTCACCTCCCTTAGTGCCTACATAATATATAACTCATGGAGCAGGACATTTATTCCCGAAGCAGAGAAAAACTTTATGAAATAGAAAAAGATGAAGGCTGAAGAAAAATGGAAACTGCGGCACATGGAAAATGCGGCGACCCTATTTTCCCAGAGGAAAAACGCATGGGACTCATCAAACTTTTTTACAAATCGACTTGACAAACATAAAACTTTATTTATACTTTTTCTTCCTCGCACTGAGGATACATGAACTTAGTGCCGCAAACTGAAGCACGCTGCCTTTTTTTTCCATGCAAGATGCGAAACTTTTTTCGACTCGCTTGACTTTCTTCTCAACAACTTCTATACTTTTTGCTTTTTCTTCAGCATGGCTGACGCTTCCTTCGCTTTTTTCTTTTTCTTATGCTTTTTCGCACCAACACCTTCGCTTCTTTTTTTATTTTCCTCCTGAAGCGAGGCTAGGTCATCAAATTTTCCATGCAAGATGCGAAACTTTTTTTTGTTTTTTAGTCCCATGCATCATTTTTCCTGACTCGCTTGATTTTTTCTTCCAAAACTTTTATACTTTTTGCTTTTTTCTCTTTCTTCTTTCTTTTTCATTTCTTTTTCTTTCTTATTTCTTTATTTTTTGCAACATGGTTTTGACTTTCCTCTGCATTTTTACTTTTTCTTATGCTTTTAATGCACCAGGCCCAAGAAGCCCAGCCTGGAAGCAAGCCAGGTCATCTAGTTTTCCATGCGAAGCATGGACTAAAAACTTGCATGGAAAAACCCCTCACCCTTTTTTAAAACTCCCTCTCCTTCGCTTTTTCCTGAAACTACGCACCTCCCCCCACTTTTCCCACTTTCACGCCTGAACAGGCTTCCCAAAGCCTATCTAGACGCACTTTTCCAGCCTCAGCCAGCCTGAAACTTCTTTCTTTTGCTGAAACTTCTTTCTTTTGTGAAACTTTTTTATTTCCCATGAAACTTTTTTTTGCAGGTGTCCATTTTTTCTATGCTTCTTATGCTTTTATTTTTCTTCGCCTTCGCCTCTTTTTGCTTTTATTTATTTTCTTATTTTTTGCTTCTTCGCTCATTTTTGGCTATTTTTCGCCTTTTTATGCTTTTTTCGCATTTCTTATGCTTTTCTTCGCAAGGCTTCTTGCGACTTTTTTATTTTTATTTCTATTTTTGTATTTTTCATTAAAAACGCTTACCGTTAGCATTTTTCACGCCTACATACATACAAGTCCAAAAAAGGCTCACCGTTGGCTTTTTAAGTCTTATAAGGCTTGCCGTTGATTATTTACACGCTTGCCGTCAAAAAGGCTTGCCGTCAATCTTTTTACAGGCTAGCCGTTAAAGCAAGCCGTCAAACTCCCACAGGGCTAGCCGTCAAGCCTTACCGTCATTCTTTATAGGGCGAGCCGTCAAAGGCGAGCCGTTGGCTTATACAGGGCTAGCCGTTAGTCCACAGGGGCTAGCCGTCAAAGGCGAGCCGTTGGAACGCCTAACGGTGTTCATAAGGCGAGCCGTCAAGCAAGCCAGCCGTTAGCCTTGCCAGCCGTGTTCAAGGGCGAGCCGTGCCAGATACTAAAAAACCCTTGCCGTTTCCAGCAAGGGCTTTCTAGGGGCGAACCGTATCGGCTTAGACCTTAGTGATACAGACCGGGCCGATACCCTGAGCAACGGATACAGGGTCGGTAAGGAACTTTCCACAAACTACGCAGAAACCGTATTCCACGCCGAACGCCTTAGCCTCCTCAACGCTCATACGCATTTCGGCGTTGAGGTGACGCATTGCACCAGCCTCGAACTCGAACTTACGCATAGCAACATCTAGGAACTTGGCGTAAAGGCGACCAGTCTCACGACTAGCCTGAACCTTGTAGATAACGCCAGCGTTGTTGCGATACATACCCTCTAAAACCGGGAAGTCGGCACGAACACCAGCAACACGCTTAGGGGCGTTGATTAGAGTTCCAATGAACTCTGAGGCTTGCTTAGAAGTCAAGCCAGCGAACTCCACGACTAGCGTGTTCTCACGCTCAGCAAGTAGAGAGTTAAGGAACGAGATTTGACGCTCGCTCGCCGGGGTTAGGGTGTTGTTCATGGTGTCTCCTTTCAAGAAACTTTATTTGAACACAATAACTATAACACTAGGAACTAACTTTTTATTCCCATTTTGTAAAACTTTTTTTGAGCCTTTTTATAACTTGCTCAGGTTAGGGAGACTAGATTGCCTTAAAGGTAATCTTGCCAGTGCCAGTTGGCTCATCATGCGAATAGCGAACTAGCGATAACTCGCCATCAGTGTAAGTGAACACTAACTTGAAGTCGCCATTGAGAGAGAATACTTGAATCAAGTTTTCGGTATCGAAGTCCATAAAGAACTCGCCAGAAACTCTACGCCAAGAAACTCCCTTGTATTCGACAGCAACCTGAGTCCAGCCTTTTTCAGTCTGAACAGTTGATACTAACTCCCCTAAGTCATACTTAGAGTCATCCCAGCAACCAAAACATTCTTCAATGTAGTTACCATCCTCATCAACGCAAGTGCAGTCGCTTGTAAGCGTCACCTCTGTTGTCTGTAAGTTTTCCATTTTTCACCTCCTTAGTGCCTATACATAAGATAACACAATAACCTCGCTTTTTCTTCCCATACAGCAATCTTTTTTGTATGCTCAGGGCGAACAGCCAGAGGCAACTCATCAAACCAGATAAAGCATAAGAACCTGAAGAAGCGAGCGAAGCGAAGCGAAGCCAGGTGGTCGCTTTTTCCATGCGAGTCTTGAAGCACGGAAAAATTGGTGACCCTATTTTTTGGCAAAAAAATCCCACCTCTTTCGAGGTGGAATCTTTTTATTTAGTTTTGTTCGAGAGCGAACACTTCTTCCAGTTCAGCAATCTCAACTGAACGAAGTGCCATTGCCAGTTCCATGTGAGCCATCAAAGTTCTAGCATTTTGTTTTCTAAGTTTTTTAGGAACAGGTTGCCCCTCATTTTCCAAAAACTTTTCCATTTCAATTCCAGCGTGAAGCAAGCCACTTAAAATGTCCAAAATGGTATCAACAGTTTTGACTTCCAGTTCTAGTTTTCTTTTCACTTTGTCTCCTATGTAGTTTCCTGGACCCAGGAAATGTATGTATGAGCCTTTTTAGGACTTGCTCAGGTCTCAGGACTACTCTGCCTCTATTGAGGCGTGTCTGTCGCTATTGTTCAGGTTGAACCATTGAACAAAAGCAGTCGCAACAGCCAAATCTGCCCACTCAAACTCCACGCAGGTCGCAGGAATAGAGTTGTCATACTTGGTGAATAACCAAACTTTACACTTCATAAAATCACCTCCTTAGTGCCTATACATAAGATAACACGATAAGCAAGGTTTTTATTCCCAAGTGCCAATCTTTTTTGTTTGCTCAGAGCGAACAGGATAAATGGGAACAAAATGAGATAACTGGGAACAAAATAACTGGGAACAAAATAAAATAACTGGGAACGAAAAAAGATTAAAAATAAAAATCCAAAATCAAAATCAAAATCAAAATCAAATCCAAAATAAAAAAAAGAAAACAAAAAAAACAAAATCCAAAAAAAGTCAAGTCCCTTGTTTTTCCATGCGAGGCATGGATAAAAAATCTGAGGCTCGCAAGGAAAAACTGGATACCCACATTTTTTTGCTTCCTCTCTTCAGCACTTCTTATGCTTTTACTTTCCCCCCTTCGCTTCCATCTCCCTTCCATCTGGCTTTATTCCATAAGGTCTTATGCTTTTTCTCCATGCGTCATCTCCTCTGGGCTTCTGCTTCTCCCTCATTTCTATTTCTTAAAAAAGACGACCCGTTAGGGTTTGTGTTCGCTCTATACATAGAGCGTCAAAAAGACGACCCGTTGAGTTCTACGGGGGCTTATTACATAAGAACACAAAAGGCTTGCCGTTATGTGCGTAAAGGCTTGCCGTTAGGGGCTAGCCGTTTATCTTGTAAGGGGCTTGCCGTTTGTGCTTGCCGTGCTGTCCGTATAGGGCGAGCCGTTAGGGTATGACAAAACCCCCTAACCTTTATCCGTTATCCCTGCTGACTTCACAGGGGGAGATTAGGGGGCTTGCCGTTTTGACTAGCCGTGTATCTTAGGCACTAAGGTATCAGGTGATACGGCTAGCCGTTTGGCGAGCAATGGGGAAACCACTGCTCGCCAAGCCGTTGCTAGTTTACGGTCTTGATGAACTCGTAAGAACCGTCAACCAGAACTTCTGCGTGGACTGCTGGGAACTCGGCTAACAACTTTGCGTTGTCCACTCTTTCCATAATGACCTGAGACATCTTGAATGCCTTAGAGCCACCAATGGTAGCGAACTCAGCGTCACCGAGTTTCTCACGAAGAATGACCTCAGCCTCAGCCTTAGCCTTGTCTGCCTCTTTCTTCGCTTCGAGAGCGTTACGATACATCTCTAACGCTTGTCTAACTTCTGCTGACCAACCAAGTTCAACAGTCTTGCCTTTTACAGTTGGGGTAAGGGTTTTAGCCACTTGACCACATCCTTCGTCTCTTCGTAATTTCCCAGAGCCTTTTGGTCTGGGGTGGCAATCTGGCTTTCGCTTTCTTGCTACACTTAGTATAACACGATACAACGACATTTTATTCCGAAATGCCAAAGTTTTTTGTTCGCCCACAGAGAACTAGAAGTTCTCGTTGACCCACTCCAAAAGTTCGTTGTAAGGGGTGTTCTTTTTGATTAGGTCGAATAGTTCCTGACTCTCAGCGAGTAGGTTCACATCAACAGTCGATTCGTTCGACAACATCATTAGAGTATTCATCTTTGTCTTTCTTATGCTTTTTATAGGGTTACTAGATTTTCCATGCTCTCGCTTGGCTTTTCAAAGATTTCGGTAGATGAATACATCATCTCCAAAGCCGAACTTGAAACAATGGAATAAAGTGGCGTGTTCAATCCCTTAGCGATACTCTCCAAGACTGTGGAAGAAACTTCTTTCGTTCCTCGTTCAATCTCAGACAAGTAGCCAAGTGAAGTGTTTGACTTTACGCTCAGGTCTCTGAGTGTCATACCATTGGCAATACGAATCTTTCTAATCGTGTAGCCAAGTGCTTGTGCTAGGTTCATTGTCGTTTTGTCTTTCTATTCGGGGCAGATTACTCTGCGTCTTTTTCTGGCTGTTCAGCCTCTTCTAAGTCTGCTGGATTCCAGCCAGCCAAGAACTTTCCATTCTCGTCTGCGACTCTAACTCTGATTGGGTGGATAGACGGAGTAGGCAGGTCTGCGTATTCGTCTTTGTAGCCATTTGCATCAGGGTCTCCAACGAATCGTGCTAGGGCAATACGCCCTTGACGCTCAGCCGAAAACTCGTCAGTGTCATAAACCTCGAAGTTTATTTCTGCGATTACTTTAAACTTTTTCATAAGTCCAACTTTCTTTTCTAAATCATTTTACTTCTTTTTGGAAATGGCGATTGCCACCTACCCTACAAGTATAGGGTAAGTGGCTCTCGCTGTCAATGCTTAGACTGCTGTATTACTGATTACAGTGTCCATTGCGTTCTGAGCCTCTGCTAAGACAGAGATTTCTGTTTCGTGATTCCACTCTTCTTCTTCGCTGTCCCAGATAGAACCCTCACCAAAGCGAGCCAATAAAGTCCCAGTGTCTTGGTAAAGTTGCTTATCTTCGGTGTCGTAATAAACTACGAAATAAACTTGCTTACTCATTCTCTTCACCTCCAACTTTGGTCTCAACGATTTCGTCAATCCAACTTTCGTGGAAGATTAACTCAGCCTTGTAAATGTCCAAGCCACTCTTTTCAAGTATGTCTTGACCAATGACCTCAGCCTCGTATTCATCTTTGGCAGTTACATCTTTCATAACGATAAGAATCTCTGACCCTGTAACTTCGTGTTCAAACGACCAAGATACTTTGAACTTACTTTCCACAACAATGTTGTAGTTAGTGTTTTCTTGGAGAGTTCCGAACATAGTTTCCAAACTGTCGTAGCCACTTAACTCTTCGTCAAGCCACTCTTGGAACTCTTCGGAGTAGTCAGTCTCGACTACTAGCCATTGGTTATCGCCATAAGGGTTGTCCTTGCTCATAGCGAGCCATTGCCTAGTGCCACGCCATAGGAAGTGAACTCCCATGTCTCTGTCGTCTCCTGAAACGCTAACTAAGCGAACATCAGGAATGAAACCATTCTCTCCATCTGGATAGAAAGTGTGCTTAGTGATTTTAGTTTCCATTTTAGTATTCTGCTTTCTTTACATCTTTGCCAAGTTCTTCGGCAATCTTATAAATGTCAGTAAGGTGAATCATTCTGGTCTCACCTTTGTTGTTGAACGCAATGGCGTAGCCATGAATGTAGCGAAGTTTCTCAGCACCAGCACCCATAATGATTGCTACTGAATCATCCTGTAAGTGCTTAGCGAAGATTGCCTCCCAGTCGATTTCGACATACTCTCCAAGAATGTCGTCATACGCCTCGAACGGAAATCCATTTTCGTTTTTGTTGAGCAAGCAAACATAAGTCTTGTCTTCGTGCTCGCTGGTAATCACTTCAAGAGCCTTGAACATTTCGAGTTCGTTTTTGAACGCCTCCATGTCCTTGACCAAGAAAGTGTTGGTTCTTGCTGATTCGTAGTAAGTTGCCATTTGGCAGGTCTCCTTTCAAGAGAACTTTATTATTACTTATTTAGTATAGGGTGCTGGGCTGACATTTGTCAAGCCCAACACGCCTAAGTTTTTAAACTTCGTGGTCGCAGTCGATTTCTCCACACTTGACACACATTTGATTGTCGCAGTCGTGGCACATCTCCCACTGAGCAAGAGCCTCTTTTGAAGTTGGCTCGTCGCACTGAGGGCAGACTACTTCTTCCTGAACTCCGAAGAAATCTTCCATAGCCTCCTTAGTGCCACACGCAGAACAGATTTCTGTCTTGTTGTCCTTGCGTGAGATAGCACCAGCGTAAGCACCAATGTTTTCGTTGTTAGGGATGTAGCCACTACAAGTAGGGCACTTGAACTGTTCGCTCATTTTTATACCTGCTCTTCCCATTGTGATAGGTCTTCTTTGTTTATTACTGCTTTGACAAAAGCAAATCTCTCGTTGTCTCCGAGTTCATTGAAAATCTGCCAGTGCTCTTCTTGTAGGTCGCTCTCGTTGAATACGAGTATGTCGCACATACCATAAGAGCCATCTTCGGCAATCCAGCCAGCCAGATTATCTGGGTGCTCGCTTACCTTGATTAACTGAGTGATGATTTGTTCAGCCATTTTGTTCTCCTTTCAAAAGAACTTCTATAATAACTATAACTACTATTGTTCAGGATTTATTCCCGAATGTCAAGTTTATTTTTAATTAGTTTCGAACACTCGTTCTGTGTAGCCTTTGTCAATCTTCTCGTAGAACTTGTCCCAAGCAAACTGAACTGCTTTCTGCTCTGTGGCAAAAATCTTTTCACTGCCCATCCAAGAGTTAGGCATTTCTTCTTTGCCCCAAGACATAAAAACGCACCAACTATTTTCTGATACTGCTCTTACATAAATCTTGTAAGCCTTTCTGCCACCATACTGCCCACGCTCGCCCTGAGAGCGAGCAACTAGAACTACTGTTGGGAAAAGTGTTGAGTATTCCATTTTGGTCTCCAATCGTTTTGTCATTACTCTAACTATAACCTAAGCGTATGGCATTTCATTCCTGATTGTCAAGATTTCTTGTTCGCCCCTAGCGAACGAAGGCGAGAGGGAAGAAAAAGCATAAGGGGCTGGCAGGTCTTATGTTTTTCCATGCGAAGCATGGAACAAACATTCGTGCATGGAAAAAGTGGACACCCTATTTTTCGGGCATAAAAAATCCCCTGACTTGCAGGGGATTATTTTATTTAGAGGCTAGACGAGGGTTCTGTTCCAGAATGTATGACTGCCAATGTTCTCTTGGACATAAGCAATCTCAAAGATTTTGGAGAACGCCTCACGCACTTCGCCAGTAATGTCTTTGTATTGTGGAGTCGTGGAGAGTTGATAAATCGCATCAGCCCCAGTGAATCCTGGAACTGCATCTGCCTCTGTGTAGTCTCCTACAATCAGAACTCTATCTCCACACCAACGACCAGAGATGTCTGTGAGTGGCAAATCTCCACCACCAGCACTGGCACTTGTCATTGTGAGGACATACATAGCATCTGCTAACGAGCCCTCGCATCCAACTTGGTTCTCCCATTGCTTTGAGCCTAGACCCAAGCCGTGAGGGTCTACGACCTCTTGCTTATCTATGTTTACTAATCTGTGATACTGACCCACCGTGAGTCTCCTTATCTGGCACGCTATTACGCTTGCCGTCTCTTTGTCGTTTAGGCGAGCCGTTAGGCTTGCCGTTATTTATTATAGGGATAGGCTTGCCGTTTAGCAAGCCGACCCCTACACGAGCCGTTAGACCCTTGAACCGATAGCCGATAGAACTTTGGCTGCGGTCTCGCCGATAACCTGTGATGCTCTGGTCGGTGATTCGTTGCTCGCCAGCGATACAACCTTGCCAGCAGTTCCACTCAACAGTTCAGTCGGTTCAGCGACTTTACCGTCAAAGGTTAGCCACAAGATAGCCACGCCATTACGGTCAGCCTCTTTCAGCATCTTGCGTGCCTTTGCTTTCTGGTCTGCTCGGTAATGACCGTCAGACACGATTACAAGCAACTTAGCACCGTCAGCGTGAGTGATACCCAAGCCACCGTCTAGAGCCTTTAACGCTCTGTCAAACTCTTCCGTAGAATCGTTCGCAGTGAAAGTGTTGACCTTGCTCAAACGCTGTCCCGGCTTTAGTGGTGCGAATACATCCTGACCGTAGTAAACCATTGCTGATTTACCTTGAACTCTGTGAACAGCCTCACTCATAACCCAAGCAGTAATCGCCATTGGTGTCATTGCTGGTCGCATAGAACCAGAGATGTCAACCATAATGCCAACATTCAGCGTTGGGTCTTCTGTGGTCTTACGCTTAGTAGTTCTCCAAGCCTCGACTGGTGTAAAGATACCACGAGCCTTTTGTGCTTGACCTTGAACAACAGCACGAGAACGCAAACGCCCCGGTGGAACAACGCTACCAATGCGAGTCTGTGAACGCTCACGATACTTTGCTTTACGCAGAGCGTTAGCGATTCGATTCGCACTAGCAACTTCATCGCCAGTTGGGTTGCGAGACTCAACTAGGTGTGAACGAGTTCCAGCAGTAGTGATGTGAGAATCAGTTCCAGTGTTTTCAAAAACCTTGTTAGATTCTTTTTTGTTTTCTTTCTGCTGATTTGCTTTTTGCTCACGAGCAGCAACTTCTTCTTTGCGTTCTTCTGAATCGATTTCATCATCTAGGTCAGTCTGGTTCGCAATCTGAACTTGCTCTTTAATGTCTTGGATAGCATCCTTGACCTTTTCGATAAAGTCCTTGAACTCTTTAATCTGTTCTGGTGTTGGGTTGCCCTTGCCAGAACCATTAGGAGTTCCCGGCTCTCCACCCGGCTTTGAGCAATCGCCCTCGCCCGGCTCTTCGCCAGACTCTTCGCCAGTCTCTTCTTTACGCTCGTCTAGAACTTTTAGGAACTCACGAGTTAGGTCGTAAAGTGGAAGAGCGTTAGCGTGGTCTTGGTGGTTCTGGAAATCTTTCCAGATAGCACGCAACTTAGAAATAACTTCTTCGCTCAAAACTTCGGTAAGGATTTTTTGAACAGAGTCAACAATGTCTCTCTCGTCAAGAACGCCAGCATCAACACGAGCCAAAGTTAGCAACGCAAGGTTCGCAGCGGCATCAACCTTAGAAACATTTTCAATGTGAGATTCTAGGTCGCCCATAACAATCTCAATCGCACAAGCACGAAGTAGGGTTCTGTTCTGTGGAACATACTTGCAACCCCAGAACTCAATGCGAGACTCTTCCATAGAGTGCATGAAACGCAACTCTCTTGGAGTTAGGTCTTTGGCTGCTTGCTCTAATGACCAGCGTGAAACACGAGCGTGAAGTGCCTCGTGGTAAATCGCACCAGTAGCAACAGCGTTCTTTAGTTGGTTCTTACGCTGGGTAAGTTCACCAACTTCTTTAGCAGTAACGCCAACGCCAAATGCTTTGCTGATGCAAACTTCAATCTCGGCACTGGCAGGGTTGAAACAAGCAGGTGCACCAATGGTGGTCTCTTCGACCAGACCAACAACTAGGTCGTTGCGTAGCGACCACTGGTTGACCAGTTTTCCAACGCTAGCACCAACGCCTAGCCAGTCATAGTGCGTGCGACCTACTGGCTTAGTATCTAATTTGTAGTGGCTCATTTGAGTCCTTTCGGGGTTATGTATCTATTGTATAGGGTATAACTGCGAATAGTCAACATTTATTCCCAAGTTTCTGAAAAAGTTTTGGGGTGGAGAGAGTGGGGATTGTGTCGACCCACTCCCTCCCTTTAGCCAAAATCTCTGTTTGGGAGACCTAGATTTTGGCTGGCTTGAACTCTGTGCCAAAGACACGAGTAAATACATCTGCGACAATCGCTCTGTCCTCGAATGGTGCTTGAGCAATTAGATTGCTTACAGCCCATTCAGTTCCCAAGTCTTCTGCGATGTCACGGAAGTCCAAAAGTTCACGCATCTGTGGAGACCAGTTGACCTCATCAGACTGTTGCTTTTTGAACAGGTTCTGTGCACAAGTTACTGCTTGTGCTGGAACGCCTAACTTCTTGGCTAGTGACCAATCAGTAGTCATTTCTGCTTGAATACCAAAGCGAGATAGAAGTGCCTCTGAAAGATTTACACCGGGAGCGTTAGGGTTAGTCGCAGCAACCACAAAGAAACCGGGTTGAGCCTTAACGATTGCTCGTTCAGGGTTTGCAGTTACTTTGAGTTCTTTACGACCATCCATAAGTCCATAGACAACTGAAAGAACCTTAGGGTCAATCAGACCAATCTCGTCGATTAGTAAGACCTTACCTTGTTCTGCTGCCTGAACTAGCGGCCCATCCACCCACTCGAAACCACCAGAGACAGTCTGAACATAGCCACCAACTAGGTCGCCAACTTCGGTGTCGCCAGTTCCAAGAACTGTGATTAGGTCGTCACCAAACGCACCCTCGAACATAGCAGTCTTGCCAGTTCCCGGAGCACCATAGAGCAGGATTGACTTTCCACGCTCACTGGTTCTTTGGTTGCGAACAACTTCAACATCAGTGTGCTGACCCCACGAGCGAGTGTAATACTTGTGACCATTTGGTCGCAGGTAAAAACTTTCGCCAGCGAGAGCATCGACTGCGTTCATAATTTTCCTAACTGGATTTGCATCACGATTACGAATAACTGCTTTACCAGTTGCCTCGTCAAATACAAGGTTAAGGTCTGATGCAGAAACCGAGTTTAGAGTTTGACCCACGACTGCGTTTAATAGTTCTGGCAGATTTGGGTGCAGTCTAACTTGGTCTCGTGTCCAAGCAACTGCTTGCTGGATTGGTGTTGGGTTGATTGTAGTCATAATGGTCTCCTATTCTTAGACTACTGGTGTCAGTATGATTGTTGGACTTGGCTCAACGACTGGTTGGTCGAAGAGTTCTTCCGGGAATCCAAAGTGCTTGCGAGAACGCTCGATACGCCTAACAAGGTCATTGGATGTCTTACCAGACTTGATTGTTGCCAAGTCCTTGTAAGTTACTTCTACTGCCACAGGTTGCTTGAACAAAGTCCAACCTCTGTGGAATAGAGAGTCAATGGTGCGAGCGAACAAACGCTGAATGTGAAGAGCACCAATCTCGCCAGCAGATGTCAAATCTATCTGTGAGAAATCGCCACTTGCATCACGCTCAATCTTGAATGAGTCGTTCACAGGAACGCTGGTAAAGTTCCAGTTCTTGCGTGGGTGATAAGAAGAGAGTCTTCTCTCCATAGCACACGCAGGGATGAAGTTGCCATCCACATCTATTGCAGGTGGAGTGGCAATCATTTGGTAGGTGTAGTTCTCTTTACGGAACTCTAGGTAAAGTGCTTTGCCAGCACAGTCTTTTTCTGTCTTTGCGTTCACTTGGTCTCCTTGTAATTTACGCATTTGTATTTGGTATTAGAAAGTATAAGCACAGGGTCTTACACTTGTCAAGTTCATTTCAAAAACTTTTTTTGGCGTGTCCTTGACTTTTTATTCAGTTGTAATAAGTAGAACCAAACTTCTTCCAGATTTATTCCTGGTTTTGGAAATCTTTTTTCTGGGGTGTTTCTATTTGGTTCATACTATCTATAACTAAATCATTCCAGATTTATTCCCAGATGTCAAGATTATCTTGTTCGCTGTGAGCGAACGCTTCAGGGTGTCCCCTGGAAAAGCATAAGAAAGAGAGGGGCGAAGCCGGGAGGAAGCAAAAAACCAGGTCCCCTGTTTTTCCATGCGTCAGCATGGAAACCATGCGTGCATGGAAAAAAGGGTAACCTGGTTGCTAGATGGATGTTAGAGGATGGGAGACGCACACTCGAAGCAAACGACCCACTCTGCCTCGTCATCTAGGGCAAGAACAAAGGGGGCGAACTTCTTACTCATTGGACTTTCACCAACTTGCTCAAAGCATTCTTCGCAAGTTTCCGCCCCAGAAATTTCCAGGCCAACTTCATTAGCAATGGCGACATCCTTAGAGGATTCGATTGTGTGTAGTTCTATGTGTCTCATAGGTTTATCATAAAACATTACAAAACCTATGATTTTAGGATTTAGCCTAAATCAGAAACGCCCAGTCCAGAGTTTGTTGCACGCCACACAGATGGCGAATGATTCTCTTCAATTTCTAATTTCTGCTCAACAGTGTCATACAAACGCAAGATATGAATGCAAGGGTCTCCACCCTCGTCAAACTCTTTGTCTTCAGCCTCTGTTGTAGGCAAGCCGTCATGCGTCTCGCATATAGGAGCACCAACCCACCCGTTATCAAATCCTATTTTTACCCAGTCGTCAAATGTCATATCCGTTATCTTTCTATACCTATGGCACGCCGTTTACGCTCGCCGTTATGTATTTATCTTATACCCGTTAGACGCAAGCCGTTCGCCAGGCTAGCCGTTCTTCCATGCACACCGTCTGCATGGAAAAAGTGGGCACCCAGGCTTGCCGTCTTTTCGCTTGCCGTTGTTCCCGTTTACGCTTGCCGTTTCGTTGAGTCACCCGCCACCGTTTGAAATGTGTAGCATAAGGGCTTGCCGTCTTATGTTTTTATTTAGGCCGGGATTCGCCTCCCGCTTGTTTACTGGGGTTCCGGGCGAATTATATTCAAAGTAACTTTAGGATATGGAACATATCCTAAAGCGATTTTTGGGATTTGTCAAGTCGAAACGCATAAGTTATGTAATTATTTTTCCAGGCCCGCCGCCGTTGGGGTATCCCGCCTTCGCCGCGTCATCCCGGAATAGCATAAGGATTTGTTCCCGCTAACAAAATGTCAGTGGTCTGTGCTAGGGAATTGCGTTGAAGAATCCAGTCAGTTCGCCCAGTAGTTTCAAGGAGTTATAGTCAGCGTCTCCAGACGCAGACTTGCCAACATAACCAATGTCCCTTTGGAACTTTGCGTAAGCAAGTTTGGTCTTTGCGTCAAAATGTCCTCGTGGCAAGCCTGTGATGCCAGTCACCTTGGACAACGCCAGTTGTACATGGACAACGCTCTTATGCTTTATTCCGCTTCGGACCTGAGCGGGTGCTACTTCAGGTGCGTTCTCGTTTGGGGTCAAAGGGCTAGCCGTCTTATATTTTGGTCTGGCGTATCCAATGACCTCCGTTTGATGACGGGTGCGTATGTAGACACCGTTAGGTGTTTGTGCTTTTTTAGGCAATCCGCTTGCCGTCATTGCTTCCACCGTTTGTATAATACCGTCAGTGGCGTGCCGTTTAGTATTTAGTACTATACCTATGTGTGGCATACCGAATTCGCTTGCCGTTGAGGTTTGGAAGAAGACGATATCTCCACGCCGTGGTCTTACATGGAAAAAACCCCTACCCAGGTAATGGGCAAGTGCTACCGTCGACACCGTGTGTGCTACTGGTAAGCGGACACCCGCTTCCGCGGCGACGACATCAATAAACAATCCGTTCCATGGCTTGCCGTCTAGACCTCGCCGTTGACCAAAGACATTCTCCAAGCCGTTGAGTGTTTCATAACCGACATACTCTAATGCTTTAGATATGAAGCGTTCCCGTAATTCACTCGCCGTTGGTGTTGGCATCTTGGCCTTCCGCATCCTGGAGAAGCATAAGGTCGTGAAGAATGTTGACCGCTTCGTTTGCCCGTGCCGTCAGCCTGATGTGCTCAAGTCTGGTCGACGCTAGTTTGACATCTTCGTGAAGCCCCTCCGTCAACGCCGCTAGTTGTTCTACTATACTATTCAGGTTTGACATCGGTCTCGGTTTTCTTGTCGTCTTCTACGACTTCTGCATCTATTATAGTCTCTTGTTCGCTCTGGGCTGAAACCAAACGCCGTTGTGCTTCTATGGCGTTGTTTGCTAAACGCTCCAACCGTTCGGAGATGATGGATGCTGCGGGGCGGACATCAATAGTGACATCGGTATTGATGTCAATGCCAGCACGAATGCCAGCACGGTCTAGGATTTCGGTGGCCGCCTTGAGTTTGACGGGTTCAGACTCGGCGGAGTCCATCAGTTGTTCGAGAACATCGACGGCCGATGGAGTTGCTTGAGTAAGTCTCTGTCGGGCACGCTCAACTGAGTCGGTAGGTTTATTGCGTAAGGAGCCCAAATGAACGCGGCACAAGCCATCATCCGCTCCTCGACCACCAGACCAGAGTTGACATCTGATGCCATCATCCTTGATTGCTTTACAGCGTCGAGGAATAGGGAGTTCCTTTTTTCCATGCAGGAGGTCGCCTGAATTCTGTTGCTTAGCCCAAGCCCGTGTTGCTCCAAGTACCCAAGGCGGGGCAATGTAGTCTGAAGCAGACTCGGCTAATAAGTCATAGCCAGTTATATAATCAGAATTTTTATCGGTAGGGTCGGACAGAATTGCTAACTTTTCTTCAAGCGACATCAGCCGTTGCTGTGTTTGCATCTCTGGTGAGAGTGCTTGGATTAGCCCAGTCGGAACTCCGTTTACAGCGTAGACAGGAAGCCAATTGAACTTCGCCCTACGCAACGCTTGTCTATTTTCAAATGTGTCCAGACATACGCCACGGTCCGTCTCTTCGATTCCGTGGAGACTGAGGTCGGGTCTGAGATTTACAGGGGTGTCGATTTGGACATCTGGCTGTTCCAACTCAGGTTTGGCAAACGGGTCTCTCTCAATTGCGTCTGTCATAAGTAATTACCTAACACTAAGAGTTGAGTGGCCAGACGGGGGAGAGGCTGCTGACCACTCAACCCATTCTGTTTGCGATTACGCAATTCAAAGAACGCCTCTACCCATCGAGGCTAGACCCCGACAGTTCCCACTATACGCTATTAGCGAAATCTGCTTTGGGCGAAATTTTGCCCCTGGTGAGGGACCGGGGTACCTTTTTCATTTACAAACATAGAAAAAACCCCGAAAAATCAAGGATTAGATTTTTTCGGGGCTAATTCTAAAAAGTGTTTTGAAATTACTTCTTTTTTGGTGTTGCTTTCTTAGCAGTTGTTGAAGTTGTTTTCTTAGCAACTGCCTTCTTAGCATCAGTTTTAGGTGCTGGCTTCTTAGCAACTGGTGGCTTTGTCTTAGGGACATTGTGAATGGAATTGAATTGCTTTACCAATTCTTTGTCTCTCTTCAACGCTTTTGCTTTTGCCTTTTCAATTAGTTCGGCAGGTGCATCAGTGTAAAGAACATTGCCGTTGTCGTCGGCTAGGAAGCGACCAATGTGGTCTCGTGCTGGAAGACGCTTAGGCTTCTTCTTGAATAGATTTGTTATCCAACTCATCTTTTGTATCTTTCTTTGGGTAAGGCTGGATTTTATATTTCAACTTATCCAGCAGTTCTTTCTTCCTCTGTTTAGAAGAAGAGTTGAAATACACATAGCGATGCTTTCGTGGTCGCTCGTGTCTTTCAAGCCTATCACCATAGTATGCTTTCGCACCATTCACTCCACCGTGAGCATCAAAGATATGACGAGAGTGCGACCCAGATTTTCCATCCAGTCTCCACTCAACATGGCGGTCGGACATTCCAGTGTAAATCCAGTTAGTCGCTTGGTAAACAATTCCGATATGACCAGCACCAATTTCAGCGTAAGAGATTACTATATCTTTTTCCTTAGGCAAAAGTCTTAGGCTACGGCCAATCAGATATGACTCTGTGTTTTTAGGAGTGCCATCTTTTATCCATAAGCGAGTGAGTTCTAAAACATTAGAAGATTCTTCTTTGCCACAAACTCCAACACAAACTGAGGGGGATGCTGGCTTTCCGTAAATTACGCAACCAATCATTTCTTCGCCATCGAATAAACCATAAGCAAACATAGTGCTGGCTCTTCGGTGGAGATAGTGATTTTCTATAACCATCAGGTTAGCGTCTTTTGACGCAACAGGTCTTATGGTGTAATCAATCACTCAATGAGTTTATCTTGCTCTTTTACTTCGTGGGCACATTCACACACCCAAGTTTTGTCGTAGTACTTGATTTCTTTTTTACAGTCTTGGTGGTGTCCTGTCATACAGAACCCACACTTAGGTCTGCCAATTACCTCAGGTGCCATACGATTTCCTTGTGGTGGTCAACCTTGATGGATGGGTCAAACATAATCTTCATACCTGCTCGTCTTGCGTTCATACACCACGAGTAGTCTTCACCGATATCTAAGGTAATTCTTTTTTCGGGGTGGTCAATACGCTCAATCCTGAACCAAGGTCTTTGCATACGCTCAAAGACACCAGACTTCATTGAGATAAATCCGAACCCAACTCCGAAGACTTCGATAGGTTCATCCACCATAAAGAAATCTAGTTCTTTACAGTTGATAGGGCTAACGCCATCAGGGGCAAACATAGAAACAGAAACTGACATATCGCCAATCTGTGTGTAATACATACCGCTAATGATTTCGTGCTCACTTGTGATTAGTTTCTCGAATGCTTCAATGCTCCAAGAGATATCTGAATCAATCCAAACGACTCTGTCGTAGGTGTACTTACCTGAACCAATTTCGTGAGTATCCCAGTTAGCGTGCTCTGCATCGATGGCTGTCATTTCTCTAGCGTGAGCAACGAGTGAAGAAGCCGAGTTGATGAACTTGTAAGTTAGACCACGAGCAGTTAGCCAGTCGGTAGTTTCAACCAAAGACTTTACATAAGCGTTGTGGATTAGTCTGCCAGGTGTGGCAAACACGATGTTGTAGTGGGGCTTAGTCAATTTCTTCTCCATCTCCCATTGACGCATCTGAACTTTGCTCTACCCATTTAGATACAAACTCCATCATTCTTTTCATTTTCATCTGTTTGATTCTTACTATATCTTCTGGGTTTATCAAACACATAGCGATTAGGTCAAGCATATCTTTGAACTTCAAATGTACATCCGTTGGACCTACAAAGAACTCCATCATTTTCTCAGTTGGAATTTCTGCCATTGAGGTTATCTTAAAACTCTCTCCACCTACTTCAATAGTGAAGACAGTTACAACATCTTCAAAGACTTCATCAATTTGCTGAAAGATATCTTTCTCTTCCATTAGTCCCAACCTTTACAACCGTCATAGGTAGAGTCAAACTCACGGTGTGGTTGAAACTCCCACATCCCGTAATAGGCTTGCTTCTCTTCATCCCAATCGTGAAGTTTATTACAACTAAGGCATTGGGCTTTGCGTGGCGTGAGTTTAGTAATCTCTTTCTCACGAAAATTTCTTTGAATTTCTGTAGCAGTCTTTACAAGTTCTACTCTGGCTTCTTCTAAAGTCTCAAAGAAGTTTCTAGAACTGTAGCCATAAACCAACCCAGTCTTACCAGATTTGTTTTTGTAGACAACTGTCCAACATCTAGGTCTTGGGTCAACCTCTAGCATTTGGTCGCTTCGTGCTTTGTAGTTAGAGTCAAACGAAATCACTAGACGATATTCGCCACGATGGTTAGGAGGTAAATGCCAACCTTGGTTCCATTCACGGTCAGCGTCGTACAACTTCGCTTGCTCTTTTAGGATTGGCTCAAACTCTTCAGCCAACTCAGCGTCGGTCCACCTAAAGTTATTCATAACTATTCTTCTCATTTCGTCTCCTTGTTTCTTACTTTACCAAACGGCAGTCTCTACACAGCAACTTATCATAGCCAGTCGCTTTGAACATTACTATACCATTTTGATTTACTGGACAAGGGACAACATTTTCTGCCCCACATCTGTCGCATACCAAGTCAATAATCCACTCAACTGAGTTATCAAGTTTGCTAGCGTTAGCGATACCTTGACCCAAAGCGTGTAGACCAGCACTTCCGTGTGTCTTGAACAAAAACGCTTTCACATTGTCAGTAGTCAAAACTGGTCTTGGATTTTTACAAGGGCAAGTTTGCTTTTGAGCATTACATTTGTAAACCCCACGACCATCGATAAAAGCGTGATAACCAAGTCCGTGTCCACAAACACAGACACGACCATCTCGACTACCAAACTTCTTTACTTTTTCCAAATCAGCAAGTGCTTCTTCTTGCGTCATGTCTAAACCATAAAAAGACATATGTCCCTCAACTTTCAATTTCTCTCACTCTAGCACAGATTTCTATTTTTCCCTAGAAGTGTCCAAAAAAACATCTAACTATCTAACAGACCTAATTATCTAATAGATTGAGTTTCCCGTTACCCATGGAACGCTCTCTTAACGCGTATAGGGAATTCAATCTATTAGATAGTTAGATACTATTAGATATAGGATACTATCACGAAACTACAAATAACTTTTGTATTTCTTTGCTAGTATCCCTAAATTTCCCTTTTTGGCATACTAGCAAGAAACGCAAATAATAATCTGTAAATCTTGCTAGTATCTAACCAACCTAAGAAAAAACGATACATTAGATACTATCCAGTTTCACGCATTTTCTTTTGTCATTTCTTGCTAGTATCTCCACACTAAACCTGTATAGTTTTTGCCATTTTCTATACACATTTACCAAACTTGTATAGTATAAATACACTCCTCAAATGTGCGGTAAAATGAATTATGTCTGGATTAGATGATTATCAACTCGCAGTAGAAGCCAATCTGAGAAGAATTAGATTAGCCACTGCCGTTGTAAACGAAGTCCACGAACAGATACTCGACCCTATTTACCCACACTCAAAGGCTGATTTACTCCTTCAAACTGAGGCTCTTTTAGAAGCATCTTTCAATTTGATGGAAGAAGTTAGGGAGATTGTGTGGGCAAATCAACTAGGAAATCCATCACCAGATAGTTAGGAAATTGCGTGCTACACCCCAAAAAGGGTGAGGGAGAGCATTCAAAGAAATATAATAAAAGAAGAAAAGCACCGCAGATTGCTCTGACAGTGCTTATTTTCTCTACGCCATTTTGTATGGCTCAGTCTGCGTTGGCGACTACTTCTTTCGGATTGTCTGGATTACAGCAACCACAAGTGCAACAGCAAAAGGTGTTAGGAACCCAAGGACATAACTACCAACTTCAAAACCGTCAAACGAGATACTCATCTCTAACTCCAATCATTTCGGAAGCAGACATTACTGCTTTACAAAATACTCTATCACAATACAAGTCTAAACTGGCACAACTTACCAAAAAAGACTTGCTAGACCCAACCCTAAAGCCACAACTAGACCAAGCAATCCAGTCCCTAAACACCCAGATTTCAGCCCTAGAAGCCCAAATCTCCACAGCCAAGCAAGACTTAGCCACCTATAACAAGGCTAAACAGACCCTATCTAAAGCCCTTGCTGACTACGCTTCAGCACAGCAAGAGACAGTAGCAATTCAAGCCCGTTTTTCTACCGCCACCACCACCTACGCAGAGAGAGCCCAAGCAACACTAGACGCTAAAGCCCTTGCTGACGCATCTCTGACTACTCTAAATCTCGTCAAGCAGGACACTCTAGTAAAGAGAGAAGCCCTTTCGTCTGCTGACGCATCTCTGACTACTCAATTAGAAATCACCAACAACGCACTCATCACTTTCAACAACGCCAAACTACTAACAGCACAGGCAACAGAGAGCCTACAAACAGCACAATCAAACTTAGCCCAAGCCCAGCAGGAACTTACTACTGCCAGCACTAATAAAGCAGAAGCACAGAATAACTACGACACAGCCAACAGCAACTTACAGGTAGCACAGTCAGAACTAGAGACAGCACAGGCTAGTCTCCAAGTAGCCCAGAACGCTTATGACACAAACCTAATTCCTGACCCTACTTGGACACCACCTACTTATCAAAAAGAGCACATTCGCACAGTTCTAAATACTAGACAAGTAGAAGTTCGCACACTTATTCCAACAACAACCACCACTCTTCAAGAGCAGGTAATCCCAAACCTACTACCTAACCCAACACTGACCACCACAGAGGGTTGGAGCGGAGTTTACTGGGGGTGGCAAGGCTCACAGCCCGGTATGTACGATGGAGAGATTACCTTCTC